ATGCGCACCAGTGAATGGGGAGAACTGACAGCATTTGTTGCCGTCGCCGAAGAGCAGAGCTTTCGCAAAGCGGCGGCACGGTTGAATTTGACCACCTCCACGCTGAGCCATGCCTTGCGCGCCCTGGAAGAGCGCCTCGGTGTGAGACTGCTCAACCGCACCACCCGCACAGTGTCGCCGACACAGGCAGGCCAGGCCCTGCTGGCAGAGGTAGCACCGGCCTTTCGCACCATTGCCGGCGCCCTCGAGAGCGTGAATGCGTTCAGGGACAGCCCACAGGGAAGGGTCAGGATCAACATGCCAAGGATCGCGGCCGAGATGATATTTTTGCCGAAGTTGTCCGCATTTTTCCGCCAATATCCAGACATCCAGCTGGAGCTGGCGACCAATGACGGCTTCGTGGACATCATAGGTGAAGGCTTTGATGCGGGTGTACGCATTCGCAGCGACGTGCAACAGGACATGAGTGCCGTTCGCCTGACGCCCGATCTCCATTCGGCTGTCTATGGTTCCCCCTCATACTTCGATCGGCACCCCATCCCCCTGACACCAGCCGACTTGCAGCACCATGCGTGCATCGGCCGCCGGGAAATCAGCGCCAGCACCCTGTATCGCTGGGAGTTCGAGAAAGAGGGAAGGCAGAGCGCGGTGCAGGTCAAGGGCCCGCTGACGGTCGACAGCATCACCATGATGACCCGTATCGCCCTGGACGGCATAGGACTCATCTACACCGCACATACCCCGGAATATGACGAGCTGGTTGCCAGCGGCCGCTTGATCCGGGTGCTGGCAGACTGGTCCGTCAGCTATCCCGGCTTCTTCCTCTATTATCCCGGCCACAGGCAATTGCCTGCCTCGCTGAGGGCCGTGATAGACAGTTTCCGCTTGCAGCTCTGACACCGTGCGCCAACCAACAGATCCCAGGCACTCTGCACCACTGGACATGACAGCAGCACAATGGGGAATGGGGAATGGGGAATAAGCATGTGGACACTGGGAGAAAAACAAAAAGGCCACTATCGCTAGTGGCCTTTATAAATCTTTGATTTCTTTCTTCAATAACTGGTGCCCGAGGCCGGAATCGAACCGGCACGACGCGAACGTCGAGGGATTTTAAATCTGACACGCCCCCTTGTGAAAACAGTTACTTACATAAAAATCAATGGGTTAGTAAACCAATAATGGTCAAAAACGACCACCCATTAAAAAATATGTCGCCACTCTGTCGCCACTTTTATCCCTACTCAGTCAGCAGCGCCGACAGCCTGCGCCACTCTTCCGCAAACTGCCGCCTCAGATAAAACTGCCTGAGCCTGATGGACAGTTTCTTGGCAAACCCGGCCTTGGCCTCTCTTGCCAGCAAGCTCTGGATCTCTGCCCAAAGTGAGTCACGTTCAAAACCGGTCCAGATCGGCGGCACGGGTACCAGGGTGTTGGTGTAACAGACCGGCGCCACCCATTCGAACAAGACTCTCTCCACATAGTTAACAGGAAAAGCCCTCGCCACCCTGGCGATGTACTCGTAATCGACCTCGTTATCGACGAAGAGGTCCGATAGCGCTTCGCACAGATCGATGTCTGACAATGGCTGTTCCACTCTCAAGCTCCACAGGGCCAAGTGGCTTCAATTTACACCACAGACCGCCAACGGGTTCAACCTCACCGCATCTTCCAGATGGTCGGGGGCGAAATGGGCGTAGCGCATGGTCATGGCGATGGTGGAGTGACCCAAGATTTTCTGCAGCACCAGGATGTTGCCGCCGTTCATCATAAAGTGGCTGGCGAAGGTATGACGCAGCACGTGGGTATTCTGTCCAGGCGGTAGCTCCAGCCCTGCCCGTTCGACCACCATCTCGAAGGCGCGGTAGCAGTCACCAAACAGGCGGCCGCGCTTTCTCGGCAACTGGGCATAGAGATCGGGGCTGATGGGCACGCTGCGGCTCTTCTTGCTCTTGGTGCGGGTGAAGGTAATGCGATTGGGGGATACCTGGGACTGGGTCAGCTCTTCCACCTCAGACCAGCGGGCGCCGGTGGCAAGGCACAGCTTCACCACCATTAGCAGGTCGGGGTTTGGGCTCTCGGCGCAGGCGGCCAGCAGGCGCTTGAGTTCGTCAGGGTAGAGAAAGGCCAACTCGGCCTCGGCCACCTTGTAGGCCCGCAGCCCATCGAGTGGGTTTTCCCCCTGCCACTCCCCTAGCCTTTTCAGCTCGTTAAAGACCGCTCGCAGGTAGGCATGTTCGCGATTGACCGTGTTGGGGGTGACGCCCTGCTTCTCCTGGTTGATGGCGCGCCGGTCGGTGATATCGCCCGATAGCCTTGCTTCACGATATGCGGCAAAGTCGCGGGCGGAGAAATTGACCGCCAGCGGATCCCCCAGGGAGTGGCACACCGTCAGCAGCTTGGACTTACGGGCCTCGCCATCACGCAGGCTCTGACCATGGCGACCAAACCAGAGTTCGACCAGATCAGAGAGATGCCGGCCATCGGTCGGCGCCCCCTGCACTTCCAGCCAAGGCTTGCCCTTGTCCGGATCCAGCATAAAGCGCTCAAACGCCAACGCCTCGCCCTTGGTAGCAAACTGCTTGCGGACCCTCGGCGCATTGGGGTTTTCCTTGCTGGGCCGTCCATCAGGGTAGATCTCGACCAGCCACTTGCCGGATGTCTGTTTTCGTACTGCCATCATTTCTCCACTAAATCACTGTAATTATGCACAGCAGTGAATGGTAGTGGGCAGTGTTTGGTCGAGGTGCTGTCATACATGTAATCAATACTATTGAGCAAAATTAATACTCCACTTGCCCTGCTCGACTACTTTAAATTAATCACCAAAACCAACCATTCGACTTGCCATCTCATCTTTATTCATTTTTTTTGATTCCTTAGTTATTCCAAGTGCATCTATAAGTACTTTCCCCATAGTACCACCCAGCTTTTTATTAATATCATCATAGGCCTCTCGATAATAAAGACAAAATACACTAAGTAATTTTATTCGAACCTTGTCATACTCATTCCCTGACGGTACATAGCAAAAGCTATCATGTACGTCACCTTCTTTAAACTGATATTCATCAATTATTTCAAGTGCTTTTAGTGCTTTAACAGCACTTAATGCACCTGTATATAATATTGTTAATTCACTAATAATTTCTTGATTTCCATTTGCGCCTTTTAATATATCAACAAAAACTTGATATGTCTTTAACCTGTTTACCAAGAAGCAAGCTACCATAGTAGTTGTAAGTATTGACCATCGAGCATTATGTTGCCTTTTGGTACTGCCCCTTCCTTCTTCCACTATAATTTCATCATTTATTTTTTGACTTTGAATTGTGTCCAATTCCTTATTTGATTTAACTGACTCAATATACTCAGAAAAAGCAGCCCTTATATCAACCACATGTTCTTTATTTAGTTTTTCAAGCGTCTCTGAAACTAAAATCACAATGTCTGAAGGTAATTTTTTAACATCTTCAACAACCGTATTTAACGTATCAACTTGAGTGCTCATGATATCCACGGATGTATTGACAGAAGATGCAACACCGGTAAGAGATTCAAGATTTGAAGCAATTTTATCTGAATTGCTTTGCTGTGTTATTGATTGGAAAAATGAATAAACAATTGCTAATATTGCCAATATTATCGAGACGATTGTACCAGAGAAAGATATATAATTAATAACTTGCGTCTCATTCATTACATTAGAGGCGTATTGATGAAGCAAAAACTGAGATAATACAACAAGAATAATAACAAATATCCATTCGCGATTTGATAGCCATGCTTTTTCACACTTCATCCTTGTTCCCTTAAACTTTATACCATTATATTAAAATTAAAATTCTCATACCAACGCCATAAACTCAGTATGACCGGACATGTTATTCCATTAAGAATTAGATTGTTCGTTTCTAGAGTCGAGAATAATGTTTGCAATATCATCCCCACTCAAGATGGTCGCAATCTGCTTTTCTGTAAGGCCTTGCAGCGAGATCTTTGAACCATCTTTTCTCACCACTTCAATCGAGCCTTTTCGACGATTATGCAGCCATGCGACAATAACTCCTGCCAGTGGAACGACAACACCAGTCAAGTTACCAATTAACTCCAGAATGGCATGGGGTGAACCAGCGCTAAACTGTAGTCGATAGTCGTGAGCGATCGTTTCCTGATTCAACATCTTGTCTAAATCGGTTGCATCTCCATAAACCAGAAAGGTTAGGCCGCCATGTTCACTGTAGTGTGCCATTCAACTCCCCTCGCATACTTTGAGAGACATCCTCGAACAGATGCCGTTGTTCTGACCATGACACCCAGAGGTCTTGTCAGACGGTTTACTCTATTTATCTATCTGGCACTTTGCGCAATCACGGCGCTTCTATGCCGCCAACTCATACTGCGAATTCACCAAGATAGTTATCCCATCACTTGTACCGGCCTTCATTGGCACACCTTCGATCAACTTCAGCATTTTGCCTTTCAATGCCTGCTGCTAAGGCATGCCAGACTGCTGATTCTTGCACCCGCTAAAACCTGACAATGCAAAAAGGGCGCACCAGCGCCCTATCGTTTTCTGAAAATCCGGTGTTCTACCATGACGCCGATGATTTCGATGTGCTGCCGGTCGGAGTGCATGGTGGGGAAATCGTCGTTGAGGGGCACCAGCTCGAAGACATCTTGCCCACTCTCATCAATGCCGCGGGGCCGGTACTTCTTGAAGGTGGCCTCTTCGCTGCCGTTCTTGGCGACGACATAGTCGCCCGGGCGTGGTTGTTCATCGGGGTCGATGATGACTAGGTCCCCTTCGTTGAACATCGGGGTCATGGAATGGCCCCGGATCCAGAGACCAAAGCCACAGGGCCCGATATCGACGCTGGCCGTCACATATTCGACATTGCCGTCGAAGGTGGTGGCCTGCTCACAAATCTCGCGCCAGTTCCCCGCCTGAACGTAACTGAGGATCGGGATGCGATTTCCTTGGGGGATGACCGCCGGCTCAACGTTCGATAACTCTGGCGAGCCTTTCCCAGTGGAAAGCCAGTGTGCTGACACACCAAACACCTTTGATAGCTGAGCCAAGTTATCCCCACTTGGCGAGTGCTCATCATTCTCCCACTGAGAAATGGATGACTTTTTCACACCAATGAGTTCACCCAGCTTTTGCTGGGTAAGCCCATGTTTTTTCCTGAGTTCTTTAATGCGTTCACTTTTCATAGTTCAGTAATCTAAACAATTTCAAGTCCAGAGTGCTTGACCATGAAGTCCAGATGACTTAACTTTGCCGCATGTTAAGTCATCTGGACATATCCAGCACATTGAACTTTGAGGTGCAAATGAAAACTGAAATAGCCGTTGAGCACTTCGGCTCTAAAGCAGCAATTGCTGATGCTCTGGGCATCAAAAAAAGTGCCGTTTCACAGTGGGGGGACACCATTCCCCAAGGCCGCGCCTACCAAATCGAAGTGCTGACCGGCGGCAAGTTGAAAGCCAATCAGCCCCACGCCGCGCAAGGCCGCGCGTAACTCACACCGCAGGAGGCAACCATCCATGATCATCGCCCCCATCCATATCGATACCCCGGTTTGTACGGTCGAGAGCTTCTCCGAGCGCACGGGCCTGACCCAGCGCACGGTGGAGAACTACGTGCGGGCCGGGCGCATTCCCATCATGCCCAAGCAGGGCCGCGCTGAAAAAGTGCTGATCAATCTGGTGCTTTACACCCAGCAGGCGATGAATCAGCCGGGTCTGGAGCCTGTTCCTGCCCCTGTGCGTCGTCCCAAAGTGTCGCGCAAGCAGAAGGATGAACACCATGTTTGAACAGGCAGGCAGCAAACACCCGCACTTCGACTCCGCCTGTTCGCGCTTTGCCGCCAGCCATTCCTTGGCTGAGGTGGCCCGTGCGGCTGGCATCAACGTTCAGATGCTGCGCAACAAGCTCAACCCCGAGCAATCCCATCAGTTGACCGCCCGGGATCTGGCGGCCCTTTTCCACGCCACCGGCGACGAAACCCTGCTCGACGGGTTGCTGTTTGAGTGCGGACTGACGGCGATTGCCATCCCCGAACGAGAGAAAGCCCCCAGCCTGGCCCATCAGGTGATCGACACCACGGCCAAGGTGGCCGGGCTCGGCGCACAGGCGCTGACAGTGGTGGAGAGCGGCCGCGTGACCAAGGGACAACGCAATGCGTTGGTCGGTGCGGCGACGGCGGCCATGGGCAACCTCGCCATTCTGATCACCGAGATCGAGCACAAATACCAAGCCATCCCCTCTCTGTCTTGTGCGCTGGATATCGCGCGCATGGCGGCCGGGGCCTAGGAGATTTCATGAGACTGATATGCCCCCACTGCGGATCCCGCGCCAGTACGCGCACCTCCACCCGGATGAGCCCGCTGTGCGGGATTGCCACTTACCAGTGCAGCAATGTGGAGTGCGGACACACCTTCAAGGCGGGGTTCGAGATCATCGCGACCATCAGCCCCAGCGCCATGCCCAACCCGGCCATTGTGCTGCCCATGGTCCCCCGCAGGGTGAAGGCGGTGGCCCAATGAGCAGACTTCGCGCCGAACAAGCGGGGCTGATCCCGCTGCCGTTTTTGCTGTTCACCCGCGCCACTGTCGTTGCCAGCGGCGACGAGCCGGTGATGCGCAACACCACCCGTTTTGATGGCAGTTATCTGGAAGACAGCCAGGGCCGCCGTGGCGCGCTGCGCTTCCAGCCGTGCCGCCAATCTCGCCCGCGCTGGCTGACCAGGCTGCTGCAGGCATAACCGGAGGGCCACCCCATGAACACCGCACAGGTAATCGAGCTCGTTCAGCAACCCAGCGCCGCAGACCGGGCGCTGGCAGAGATGCGCGCCCAATTCGGCCGCAATGGGGCGGCCAGCCGCTGGTCACGCCTGCCAACCCGGGCCCGCGCCGCCATCTGTTACGCCGCCGGCTTGTCGCCCACCTTGGCCGGGCGCGAGCTGGATCAGTTCGATTTTGAGCAGCAAGAGGCCATCCGCCTTGCCCTGGGGGAGCTGCTGGCGACCCTGCACGAGTTTGATGGCGGCGTGCTGCACCGCCGGGAATGGCACCGCACCACCCGCCGCAGCGAGGGGCCGACCCGCAGCGAGCAGGAACAGGCAGAACACGAGAACAAGCGCCGGGCCGAGCTCAACGAGCAGGCCGGGATATTGGAAAGCCGCAGAGCGGTTTTGCAGAAGGTGGCCGGAAACGGCCAATAAAAAACCCCGCTATTGGTGCTCGAACACCAGCGGGGTTTCTATCAGCAACTGAGGTAACTGACATGCGAACTGTAGCGATTCCGAACGCACTACGCAATGTGAAGGAGTGCCATTGGCATCTGACCAGACTGGCACGGCGCCGCAATATGACTCGCTCCGACGACATCGCGGCACAGCACCACGCCGCCAATGCACATGCCTGGCGCTCGCTCTGGCTGAATCTGAACACCAAGGGGGGCCGACATGCATGATGACCTGTTCGAACTGGAGCCACCAATCGACGAGCTGGGCGGCGCCGAATCTGGCCCCGCCCATATGCAGCCGCCGGCACCGGTCAGCCCACTGACCAAGCACTGGGAAGCAGCGCAGGAGGAGTTCAGCACCTCGGGCAGTGATGCCCGCCGAAACCGCAACATCGCCCAGGAGCTGCTGGCCCTGGGCGCCATCCGCGCCGTGTATTGGCTGGCTCTGGGTGGCGGTGAAGTCGCGTTGGCCACAGAGATCGCCGAGTGGTGGGCCGAGTGCGAGCCACTCCACGGATTGGGGGAGACCATCAAATGATCCACGACTTCTGGCTCGATGCCTTGTTGAGCGACGCAGCGCGCCGCCGGGAATACCAACTCGAGTTGCTGAATGCCCGCCGCCGTCCCTGCCGCCCCCACCGATACATCAAAACCCTGCTGGTCATGGTGCGCGCGGCCCGCCGCTGCGAGCACCAATCTGCCGCCCGTCTGCGCCAGTCATACAACGGAGGCGCCATCTAATGACTCACCAAAAACCAGCCGGGCTTGCCCCGGCTTTGGGCGTCGTGCGCCCTGCAAACAGCAATGTCGTGACGCTTGAGCCATGCACCAAGTGCCGCCAGATGGCTGTGTGCATGCCGGTGGCTGGCCGTCACGGTCGCCGCTCTTACCCCTATTGCGTCGAAACCTGCTGGCCGCTGGCCCGCGCCGCCAGTGAAACCGTGGTGAAGACCGTCCCGGCCAACGCCCGCCCTTCGATGCGTTGCAGTTGCTGCGGCGAGTTCAGCCATGTGCGCCCCGTCATCCTGGCCGGCAACCAGCTCACCAGCCTGTTTTTCTGCGAGGCAGCCTGCTGGTCTGATCGGCTCGCCACCCTGGACATGGTACCGACCTGCACCCAGTGCGGCCGCTACCTACAACCCAATGAGTATGTGAACGGCAAGTGCGGGGTGTGCAAGTGATCGACGCCATCACCAACCTGCACGGCATCCAGCTGCCACAGCACTATTTGGTCGGGCACCATGCCATCAATATGGCTGGGGCTGCCGAGCAACTGGCCCGCATCGAGTGGCATGTCGCAAAACCGCTGGCCGCGACCTTCCTGCGCCGCTACCCGGCCAATCCCAAGACCGCCAACATCTGGCTGCGCCGCATGGTCGACGCCTGCGCCGCCGCCCAGAGCCGGTTCCCGGTACCGGTGATCGACCTGCGCAACGATGTGCGCCGCGAGCTGGTTGCCGCCGAGTGGGCCCGTCGCTGCCAACAATTGCTGGCGGCGGTGGGCCATGAGCGCACCGCCGCCGAGCTGCTGGCCGATATCGGGGCCCAGGCCAAGGCGTGGCGCTTCTGCCCTCCCCTACCAATTCACCCGCGCACCAAGGTGGAGCGCCTGCTGGGCCGCCCCCTCAGCCAAGAAGAGCGGGACGACCTGGCAGACGAGGTGGACAGGTTCGAAGGGGCCGCCGCCAGCTTGCTGGTGCGCCTGCTCGACGAGTCGTGGTGGCTGCGAAAGATAAACCGTGCCTGGGCCATCTACTGCGAGCTGATTGCCATCCTCACCGGCCAGGTGCGCAAAGGGGTCAGCCCCTACGCCAGCGCCCACGCGGTACGTGAGTTCACCCAGCGCAAGGCAGCACAACAGGCATGGATGGCAGGCATGAGCGCCGTCAACGAGGAGCTGGGACAAGAGATCGACTTGGCTGACGCCATCATGGCGTCGGTCGCCAATCCGGCGATCCGTCGTCATGAGCTGATGGTGCGCATGCGGGGCTTTGAAGACATGGCGCAGGAGCAGGGCAAGCTTGGCCTGTTCCTGACCCTGACCGCCCCTTCCAGCTATCACGCCTGGCGCCAAGGCAGCAAAGACAAGACGAAGACCTACCAGAACGAGAAGTTCAACGGCGCCTGCCCGACCGACACCAACCGCCTGCTGTGCAAACAGTGGGCCCGCTTTCGGGCGGCACTGGCCCGCGAGGGAATCATGGCCTTCGGCTTTCGGGTGGTGGAGCCACACCACGATGGCACCCCGCACTGGCACTGCCTGCTATTTATCAACCCCGAGCATCAGCGCGACTTTCTGACTCTGCTCACCTACCACTTCACCGCCGCAGAACGTGCCGAGCTCAGGATGCCCAACGGCGACCAGCTCGACGCACTGGCAGAAATGAAGATCCGCAACAAGATGCCGCGCATCAAGTGGCTGCTCGATGTGAACAGCCCGGCGGTGGCCAAGGCGATCAACCCGCGGGTGAACTGGAAGGAGATCGACCCGACCAAGGGCAGCGCCACCGGCTACATCGCCAAATACATTGCCAAGAACATCGACGGCCACAAGGTGGGGATGGACTACGAGGCCGAGGCACCAGTCGACCATACCACCATCGCAGTCGCGGCCTGGGCGAGCTGCTGGCGCATCCGCCAGTTTCAGCAGATAGGCGGCCCTGCCGTGAGCGTTTGGCGAGAGCTGCGCCGACTGGGGGACGAGGTGATCGAGTGGGATTGCATCCTGGAAGCCGCCCGCTATGCCGCCGACAACAACCGCTGGGGCGACTTTATCGACGCCATGGGCGGCATTGACCTTCCCCGCAAGGAACACCTGATCCGCCTCTCCAAGCGCCTCGATGAAGCCGCCAACAAGTATGGCGAGGATGTGCTGCGCCTGATGGGGGTTATCACCGACATCGGCATGACCACCGCCGTCACCCGCACCGAGGGCTGGCAGATAGTGCGCAAGGGGGTCACCGGGTCGGGTTTGGGCGAGCAACGCGAGCTTGCAGTAGGCGAGCGCAGCGAGTTGCCCTCAGGCGGCGGCAGCCGCCCCCCTCGGAGTTCTGTCAATAACTGTACGAAAGGATCCAAATCGGGGGTTGAAGGATCAGCTCTGGCTAAAGAGCTGCGTCGTATGGGTCTCAGCGAGAGCAACGCCGCCCTGCTGCAGCACGGCAGCATCATCCACGCCGACGGCCAATATGTGCGCCTGGTCGGTGATCGGCTGATTGTGACCCGCACCTGGCCGGGTGCCGGCAATGCCGTGGCCGACCAGCTGACCGCCGAGGTAGCGTCCGAGCAGGCCAGCAACCGAGTTGCCAGCAGCGACAGGCTGAAACAGCAGGCCCGCGAGCTGATGCACTCCGGTGGCAACGTCACCGAATGGCTGGCCGCCCTGCCGCTGGCCCAGGCCGAAGAGGCGGTCGCCATCTTCACCCGACTGCTGGATGACGAAGAGGACCGGGCCAGCTACCAGCCCAGCGAACCGGAGCAGGCCCGCGTGGACTGGCTAGTAGCAGATAACAAACGCCATGAAGCAGAAATCGCAGCAGCCCGCCAACGCCGGGGCCTTTAACTAAGGAGGTGTGTATGAAGAAGAAACCCGCCCGCATGCTCTGGACTGGCACCATCGTATGTCAGACCACCGGAAAGAAACTGTGGATTGCCGAGGGCTGCCACTACGACAAGGCCAACCCTGGTGCCCGCGAATGGCTTAACCCCACCTTCAATCCAGACGAATACGAATTTCCAAAGCCAGAGGAACCCAGAGAAACATGGTCACCTTATGCAGAGGGGGAATAACGTGCAGGACATCATCCCCCGCGACGACGTGGGTCGCCTGCTGCCGCTCTGCCAGCGGCTCTGGCCACTCCTCCAGCAGCACCCACCGGGATCGGCGGGTCGTGCCGTCATCACCAGCACGCTCGACAGCATACCGGCCGCTGACCGCCATTTCTGCGATTTGCTGCTCGACCGGATGGAACGGGTCATCCGGTTCGAGGATGCCTGGTTCCCCTTCTACCAAGGCGAGGTCGACACCATCACCCCACCGAAGAAGGCGAAGCGGGTGCTGCCTGTCGACCCAACACCCAAGCAGGTTTGGAAGGCAACTCGGGCGCGGCAGGGAGCGTTTGCCAAAAGATAACGTCCTTACTTCACCACCGGCAGCTCGCCGAGCGCGGTGGTATAGCGGGGGCTTAACTGCTCCCGCTTCATCATCCACTCCCGGGTGTCGCGGCCGCGGGCCGCGAAGTAGACCTTCCCCAGCCGTCCCTGGTTGATCTTGTCGATGACCTGCATCAGCGCCTCGCTGCGCGGGGATTGCTGCTCAGCAGCGAACAGGTCGCCCTGCTGCATGTTGGCGGGGGTGAAGTCGGCCAGCATGACACCCCCTTTCTGATATCGCTGCTCGTCGCGCCAGATGCGAGGGAGGAGTTCCGGGATCAAGGCCAGCAGCGCCCGGGTGTCATGGGTGGGCATGGCCAGCTTGGTGCTCACCTGGTTGCCGTAATAGGGCTCCAGGTCGCTGAACGGGCTAGTGCGGATGAACAGGGTGACATGGCGGCAGCACATCCCCTCCCCCCGCAGCTTCTCGGTGGCCCGCTCCATGTAGCCGGCCAGCGCCTGGTGCATGTGGCCGATCTGGGTGATGCGCTCCCCAAACGAGCGCGAGCAGATGATCTGCTGCTTGGCCTGGGCCTCCTGTTCCAGCTCAGTGCAGGGGATCCCTCGCAGTTCCTGCACCGTGCGCTCGACCACCACGCCATAGCGGCGGCGCAGCGCCTTGGGGTCGGCAGCGACTAGCTCGGCCACCGTCTTGATGCCCTGCGCCTCCAGCTTGGCCGATAGCCGCCGGCCAATGCCCCATATCTCGTCCACCGGGGTGATGGCCATCAGACGAGCGCGCCGCGCTTCATCCCGCAGATCCACCACGCCGCCGGTGGCGGGCCACTTCTTGGCGGCGTAGTTGGCGAGCTTGGCGAGCGTCTTGGTGGGGCCGATACCTACCCCAACCACAAGCCCGGTCCACTGCTGCACCCGCTCGCGGACTTGGCGGCCATAGGCCACCAGGTCACCCGCCCAGGACTCGCTAAGTTCGATAAAGGCCTCGTCGATGCTGTAGACCTCCACCGCCGGGGCCATCCCCTCCAGAATGGTCATCACCCGGTTCGACATGTCGCCATAGAGGGCGTAGTTGCTGGAGAACCAGACCCCGCCCATGGCCTCGAAGAACTGTCGGATCTGGAAGTAAGGCACACCCATCTTGATGCCGAGCGCCTTGGCCTCTGCCGAGCGGGCCACCACACAGCCATCGTTGTTGGAGAGCACCACGATGGGCCGCCCCTTCAAGTCGGGGCGAAACAGCCGCTCGCAACTGGCGTAGAAGTTGTTCACGTCGACCAGGGCAACGGCGCAGCGCTTGTTCATGGGGTATCCATCTTGTGCACGACAAAGGCCACCACCCCGAAAATCTCCAGCTCCTGCCCATCGTTGAAATGGATGGGGCGATAGGCTCGGTTGCCAGGCAGCAGCGCCACCGATGGCTCAAGCTGCAGCTTCTTCACCGTGAACTCGCCATCGACCGCAGCGATCACCACGCTGCCGTGCCTGGCCTTGCGGCTGCGGTCGACGACCAACAGGTCACCATCGCGGATCCCGTGGTCCACCATGCTGTCACCGGCCGCCCGCACAAAGTAGGTGGCCGCCGGGTGGGCAACGCACAACTGATTGAGATCGATGGTCTGCTCGGTGTAGTCCTGCGCCGGCGACGGAAAGCCGCAGGCCACCGGGGAGAGAAACAAGGGCAGCTCCAACAAGGGGGCATCGGGAGTGGGTTGAGCAAACATGCTGGCAATCTCAGGAGATACTGTATGGATAACCAGTATAGCAAGACGCCAAAATCGGATCACCGTGCGGCGTTTGGCTCCGCCATTCTGGGTGCCCTGTGTATGTTTCCTGCCGAAACTAACATCCCCTTCGTTGTGTAGAACCGGTACCCTGCCGGCGGTGTTGTGCTGCTGGGTGCTTGATGTGCTGGACCGAGAGACCGCCACCCATCCGCAGCCCCTCACCGTGCTGACCGACGACGAGCTACATTCGCTGGCGTGGCTCTGGCGCGCCGCCGATTACATGATGGGGGCCGCCCGCCGCATCTATCCTCTGCTCGAGGTGGCCGAACACCGCGAAGCCGGCACCTACTACTCCATCATCCACGAGTACCCGATGACCCTGGCCGCCGCCCAACGCATCCTGGCCGACAAGACCCGCCATATTCAAGGTGCCACCCACAGCGACCGCGACTGGAACAGGTTGATCCCCCACCTGCATCATCTGCCGACAGCAAAAAGTTGGTAATGTGAACCCGGTCAGTGAAATTCTTGGGGGGCCTTGGCCCCCCTTCAATCGACAATCTTTAGGTCTTAGAGCAATATATCCCTACTTAAAATAAGTGCATCATTTTCAACTGGTTGTAGATCACTCCTCGACCTATGAAAGCGGTGTGAAATGGCAAGGGTACAGGAAATCAGATATGGATAAGTCGGGACTATCAGAAGAAATATCCGAGTTAATGCAGAGTGCTGAGAGGGGAGATGTAACAGCACAGTTTCTGCTTGGAAAAAAATACGATTCTGGGGAAGGCATCGAACAGAACGACAGTAAAGCTGTTGAATGGTATCGCAAGGCTGCCGAACAAGGGCATGCAGGAGCTCAGAACAATATAGGATGGATGTACGAAAATGGGCGTGGCGTAAGACAAAGCAATAGTACGGCTGTTGAATGGTATCGCAAAGCTGCCGAGCAAGGGCATACAGTCGCCCAAAACAATATGGGATGGATGTGTAGCGAAGGCCAAGGAGTAGAGCAAAGCTATATCACAGCGCTTCAGTGGTATCTAAGCGCCGCCAAGCAAGGAGATGTAATAGCCCAGTGCAACTTGGGGGTTATGTATATAAAGGGCCAGGGGGTAGAACCGGACGATAGTACTGCTATCTACTGGTTTCGCAGAGCGAGTCAGGCAGGGGATGCACAAGGAACCATTAATCTTGGCTTGGCACACATGTACGGGAACGGTGTTAAACAGAATTATGCAAGGGCACAAGCTCTTTTTCGTAAAGCAGCCAAGAATGCCCAACCTCAGCTGCGTTTTAAAGCCATTGAATTTCAGGACCAAGCAGAGCGTTATAGATTATCACCTCAGATAACCAAGATACGAGAATACATCTTAAGTCAGCTAAAAGTACAAGCCGGGATCACCATGACCCACTACACCTCACTGCAGGTGGGTAATTCCCTGTTACTGGAACAAAGCCCTCTACGGCTGGGGCATATCAACGCGCTCAATGACCCCAATGAAGGTAAGCTGCTCTGGCGCTATCTTGGCCATACACCGGTTGAAAGCAAACCAGCCTTTGTCGGATGTTTCCTGCCAGAGGAAGACAGTCTGAATATGTGGCGGTTTTACAGCAAAGACCATCAGAAGGAAGATGCCTGTGGCTGCGCCATTACCTTTCATACCGACAACTTCTTTGATTTCGAGTTGCTACCAAATCAACCGAATGATGCAGAACAAGATGCGAAAAACTTGGCATTCTCCAACTCAGGTAAATCACCTCAAGAGAGCGCAGCCTTCTATCGTGTTGTCTATATAAAAGGTGAGATGCAGATTCATGGCGAGGACCAAGAAGATGCTCTGTTGCAGTCATTCAATGAACTAAAACTCGCGGTAGAAAAATTCCTAGGCCCAACACCAGATACGGAAAAGCTCCAACAACTGTCGCGGTTGTTGGGGCCATTACCCTATCTGTTCAAAGATTCGGACTATGAATCGGAGAAAGAACACCGCATTATCGTCACGCATCTGGAATACGGTGCCAAAGAGATTCAGGTTCTAGAACCTGAAATAGATAATGGTATCCCCCAAACCTCTCCAAGACTCTATCTTGAACTGCACCGGTCCAACCACCTCGCTCCGGTCAAACATGTGACCCTTGGCCCCAAGTCCCCCCATCAAGAAATGATGGCCCCCTACTGGCATCATAAGTTGGCCAGTGACTTTCCAGATCAACTTAAGGCTAAACCTGATTTTTATGTCAGAACCTCCAGGTGCGCATACAAGTGACCAAAAGATCACGTTGCCACAACACCAGCATCTTGGGCTTTCTTTGAAAGGATCTGACGGAAAGTGAAGGATCGTAAAAAGGATCCGGCATCCCGCGCACGGCCAGTGCTGGCGCGGGGAGCCGTTCCCTGCCCCCAGTCGTTCACCTGCATGGAAATCGACACATAAAGCGGGCAGGCGAGGCGGGGTCCCGATTGCGCGCCAGCGATGCTGGCAGGGGTCGGCAGGCGGCGCCTGCCGCTCTGGGACGATGCTCGAGGATCAGGGGATATGTCGGGCACAGTAAGCGGGGCGATGCAGTAGCGAAGTGCTCAGACCGTCAGATGAGAGACAAAACAAAGCCCCCTCAATGAGGGGGCTTTTCTTAAGCCATAAGGCGCACACAAACTCCAGGCGCTCGGTGTAACTCTAGCCTCGCCTATGCCGCCTGCCCTGTCAGATCTGACAGTCGGTAGGGATTGAACCGGATCACCTCCTCCCCCGCCCAGTCATTGAGCGCCAGCAGACTGGCCTTGATGCTGTCTATCTCGTTGATGTCGAACACCTGGGCGGCCTTGGTCACATCGCCAAAGCCGCCGGTGCTGTTGGGCATGACCCCCATCAACTGGGGCGGTACCCGGTGGCTGGCGAGCTGGTCATCCCGACTCACGTTCTTGATGCTGAGGAAGTCATCCTTGGCGGCCACCTCGGCCACCGGGATCAGCTTGACCCCGTCCTTGCTGCCGCCCGGGGTGTAGAGCAGCAGGTTGCGGAAGTTGCCGGGACCCTTGCTCTGGCGCAGGGCTTCTTTGAGCTTGGCGATGTCCCCCTCGTTCTGTACCGCGTCGGTGATGTGCATGATGAAGCCGGCGTGGCTGCCGTTCTCGTAGTAGCGGCGGCGGAACAGAGTGGCCGACTCGTTGAGCAGGGTGGAGTTGAGCCCGCCCACGTAGTCCGGGATGCCGTAGATCTCCTGGTTGATGTCGCTCTCCATCACGTGGCCCACCCGGCCTGCGGGCAGCGCCTGCTCCTGGCCGGGCTGGGCAATCCACCAATACTGGTTCAGATCCAGCGCGCGCCGGGTGTATTTGGCGCGCAGGTGGTCATAGCGCAGCACGCCGCCGAGTCGGTTCTGCACCGCCTGCAGATAGCCGTTGCCGAAGATGAGGTAGTCCAGCACCAAGCCGGTGAAAGCGGCCAGGTTCAGTTTGGGGTGCGGGATGAAGCAGGATCGCAGGATGTTGCGCTTCACCTGGATGGCGGAGGCATGATGCACCCCGGCCCGATAGACCCGAGACAGTCCATTGAGGGAGAGGGGCGGCTCGTACCAGCGGCCGTTGTGCATGGCCTCCAGGTAGTCGAACACTTCCCGTTGCGATAAGACGGGCACCGGCTCACCAAAGCTGAACGCCTCGATGGCCTCGCCGGGTTTCTGGGTCGCCGTCATCGGCGAGGTATGGCGCTGTGGGCGGCGCTTTCTCATGCGAAAATCTCCATCATGCTGGTATTGGCACCGGTGGCACCTGCCAGCGGCTCATGTAACAGGGCTTGCATGGTTGCCCAGGCGATGTCGGCGTGGCTGGTTTCGTCGGAGCGGCTCGCCTCAAAGGTCGGCATCTTGCCGCCCGCGGTCACGGCGCGGCGGATGCTCATGAAGGCCTGGGCCAGATCGGTCATCCCGCTGTCGAATTCCAGCCGCCCCTTGGTCATCACATCCTGGGCCTTCATCACCATCTGGATTTTCACGCTTGGGTTGTACTGGATGGCGGTCACTGCCGGGTAGAACTGCTTCACCAACTGGTAAACCCCCTCCCCGATACCGGTGGTGTCGATGCCGATGTAGCCGACGTTGTAGCGATCGCACATGGCCTTGATGGCCCGCGCCTGGGCGTCGAAGTCCATCCCGCTCCAGCGGTGGCGCTCCAGCACACGGAATTTGCCGCCCGGTACCGCTGGCGGGGCCAGCACGGCGCAGCCCGCGCTGTCCCCCTGCCCGCCCTTGGCCGGGTCATAGCCGATCCACACCGAGCGGTTGCCCAGGGGGCGCAGGGCAAAGGGCTTGTAGTCGTCCCACAGCTCCCAACTGTCGACCATGCAGCGCTGCAGGGTGGCGAGCGGGAAGACGCTCGAGGTATCGTCCATGAATTCGCACATCAGCAGGTTGCGGAAGCGCTCCTCGGAATACTCACTGTGCAGTTGGGCCATATCGAACAGGTCGCAGCCGCCGCGCACTGCATCTTCCACCGTGACGATCTGGCGCCATTGGCCATCGCCACCGAGCTTGCCATCCATCAGGTGGGCGTGGCTCAAGTCAAACTTGATCTGGTCGGCCTTGGGCCTGCCCTTGTTGAACTCCTCACCCGACCAGAATTTGTATGCCGGATGGGAGAGGCTGGAGGGGGTGGAGAAGTAGGTCTGACGCCACTTTTTGTGCATCGCCATCCCGCTGGCCACGTTGCGAAAATCCGCAAAGCCATGGATCCAGAAGTATTCGTCCATGTAGATGTTGCCATGGTAGCCCTGGGCGGTGCGGGCGTTGGTGCCGAGGAAGTAGAGGTGCGCCCCGTTCGGCAGCACCATGGGGTCGCCCTTGAGCTCCACCCCTTCTGCGTTGGCAAACTGGATGATGTACTGCTTGAAGATGTGGGCCTGTGATTTGCTGGCCGACAGGAAAATCTGGTTGCGCCCGGTGACCAGGGCATCGATGAAGGCCTCGAAGGCAAAGAAGTAGGTCGCCCCGATTTGGCGCGATTTGAGCAGGTTGCGCCGCCGATGCTGCTTGCCCGCCTCATACCAGACCCGCTGGTAATCGAACATGGTGGACTCGAAGCGCTCGATTAAACGCTCCTGCTGCTCAGGCTCCACCACATTGCGCTCGGGGGCTTTCTTCGGCCCCCTGTTGCGGTTCGCCACCTTGGGGTTGAGGTCGGCCTCGTTGCCACCCTTGCTGTATTTGTTGACCCGGGCGATGCGCTCCAACTGCCTGCCCAGCAGGTCAATTTCCTTGAAATCGCCGCCGGTTTTCACCTCCTTGGCGATCAGCTGGCACATCCGTGCCTCGATGGCGAAGTCGACCCGGTCAATGGGTTTGATGTCATCCCAGCCGTCGCGGGATTTCCAGGTGCCGACCGTCCCCTCGGGGGTCGCCAGCAGCTCCGCAATGGCTCGGATCTTGTACCCCTGAAAGTACAGGTGCATGGCCTGCCTGCGGGGTTCGATATGGGGGAAGAGTAAGGGTGCTGTCATGGCGCCAGTCTACCCAGCCGCTACTGCTCCAAACGCCCCCGCACCAATGTGCCAGCGCCGCACACACTGGCCGCCGATTGCACGATCCCGCCGCTCACCCAGACCATAACCGCGACATCACCACCCAATCACCAAAGGGATCCCAGCCCATGGCAAAGTCCAAATTTTTCCGTGTTGCCGTAGAAGGGGGCACAACCGATGGCCGCGCCATCACCCGCGAATGGCTTGAGCAGATGGCCCAGCGCTACAACCAGTCCACCTACGGCGCCCGGGTCAATATGGAGCACATCCGGGGCATTGACCCCAACGGCCTGTTCAAGATGTACGGCGACATCACCGCCGCCAAGACCGAAGAGGTCACCATCGAAGGCGAGCAACGCCTGGCCCTGTTCGTGCAGATTGACCCGACCCCGGAGCTGGTCGAGTTGAACAAGAAGCGCCAGAAGGTGTTCACCTCGGTCGAGATCCACCCCAACCTGAACGAAAAGGGCGCCTACCTGATGGGGCTGGCGATCACCGATTCCCCCGCCAGCCTGGGGACCGACATGCTCCAGTTCTGCGCAGGTGCAGGCGACAAGTCGCCGTTGGCCTCTCGCAAGCAGCACAAGGAGTGCCTGTTCACCGAAGCGCTGGAAACCGTCATCGAATTCGAAAGTGAACAGGAGAAAGGCCCCTCCCTTGCCGAGCGCATCACCGCGCTGTTCTCCAGCCACAAGAAGCAATCCACCGCCGATTTCAGCGATGTGCACCAGGCCGTCGAGACCGTCGCGAAAGAGGTCACCACCCTTGATGCCGACCTGCAGAAGAAGTTCACCGAGCAGGCCCAGACCCTCACCGAGCTGACCAACAAGCAGGACGCCACCGCCAAGGCGCTGGCCGACCTCACCGCCAAGCTGGAGGGCCAGGAAGCGTTCAACCAGCAACGCCCGCCCGCCACCGGTGGCGATAGCGCCTCCATTCAAACCGACTGCTAAGGACCATGCCCAATGCGTAACGAAACCCGCCAGAAGTTCAACGAGTTCACCAGCCAGGTGGCCAAACTCAACGCTATCACCAGCGCCATGGTGCAATTCAACGTGCAGCCCAGCGTCCAGCAGACCCTGGAAACCAAGATGCAGGAGTCGGTCGCCTTCCTCGGCATGATCAGCGTCATCCCTGTCGATGAGATGAAAGGCCAAAAGGTCGGTATCGGCATCACCAGCACCATCGCCGGTCGCACCAACACCGACACCAAAGACCGCCAGCCCAACAGCCCGCACGGTCTCTACGACCAGAGCTACGAATGCGCCCAGACCAACTTCGACACCCAGATCGGTTACGGCCAGATCGACGCCTGGGCCAAGTTCCCCGACTTCCAGACCCGTGTCCGTGACGCCATCCTCACCCGTCAGGGGCTGGACCGCATCATGATCGGCTGGCATGGCACCAGAGCCGCCGCCGACACCGACCGCAACGCCAACCCCCTGCTGCAAGACGTCAACATCGGCTGGCTGCAACACATCCGCACCGACGCCCCGGCCCAGGTCATGAGCGAGGGCACCGAGGGCAGCGGCCAGATCTACGTAGATGCCACCGACGGTGATTACAAAAACATCGACGCCCTAGTATTCGACGTTGTGAGCGAGCTGATCAAACCCTGGTATCAGGACGATACCGACCTGGTGGTCATCTGCGGCCGCAAGATGCTCTCCGACAAATACTTCCCCATCATCAACGACGCGGGCGACAACCAGAACAAACTGGCTGGTCAGGTGCTGGTGAGCCAGAAGCAGATCGGCGGCCTCAAGGCCGTACGCGTTCCCTTCTTCCCCGAAGACAAGCTGCTCATCACCAAGCTCAGCAACCTCTCCATCTACTGGCAGACCGGCGCCCGCCGTCGTCACATCGAAGACGAGCCCAAGCGCAACCGCATCGTCAACTACGAAAGCACCAACGACGCTTACGTGGTCGAGGACTACGACTGCGCCGCCCTGGTCGAAAACATCGTCATCGGGCCGAACCCGGCCACCGGCGAGTAAGGGGGTGGCATGACTCCCGCCCGCCGCCACCGCGAAAGAGCACTGGCCGCCCTGCAAGGGGCGGCCAATCCCCAATTCGACCAGGCCCGAGCCAACGCCTACGAACTTCAGCTGATGCAGTTGGCCGAACACCGCCGCACCCTCAAGGGCATCCAGAGCATCGAGCGCAAGATCGACGCCAAGCGCACCATGCTGGGCGTCTACAAGCCGTGGATTGATGGCCTGCTGGCCGCCGACCGGGGCGGACAAGATGACGTCCTGGTCACCGTCATGCTCTGGACCCTCGACACCGGCGATCTCGAAGGGGCCTTCAACATGGCTGATTACGTGATCCGCCACGGCCTCAGCACCCCCGATCGCTACGAGCGCACCGCCGCCACCCTGATCGCCGAAGAGGTGGCCGACACCGGCATCAAGCTGCAAGAGGCAGGTGCTGGCCCCAGTTATGGCCTGCTGTGCGCTTACCTCGAGCTGCTGACCCACTGCGACATCTTCGACCAGGTGCGCGCCAAGCTGCACAAGGCCGTGGGCCGCGCCGCCCTGGCCGACGGGTTCAAGGAGCAGGCCGCCCAGCACTACCGCCGCGCCCTCGAACTGCACGACAAGGTGGGCATCAAGAAAGAGCTCGAAGTGCTCGAGCGCGAACTGAAAAAAGAACAGCAACCCGACGCCACCGGCGGCGGCAGCTAACCGAGCGAACCCCGCACCCTGGGCGGCTCGGGCCTGACGAATGCGTTGCGCATACCAGACGGCCCGACCACCGCCCAACAAGCGGAAAAGGAGCACCATGAGCACCGGATTCATTGCCAATGCACCCACGTCGCCAACCGAAGGGGAGATAGCCTCCAGCCCCTTCTGGCCGGCGATCTCGCTGCCTGACCTGCGTGAAACCGTCCGGCTCGATGGCACCGTCACCACGGCCCGCCTCAAGCATGCCGTGATCGACGCCATCACCAGCGTCAACCGGGATCTGGCTGACTGGCGCCGCGCCCGTGAGGCAGAAGGGGTCGCTACCCTGGCCGCCGTATCGGGCGAGGTCATCAATGGCGAATCGGCGCACCTGCACAGCTATCGGCGCGCCGTCTATGCCATGACCCGCGCCAACCTGCTGGAGCGATATACCGACTACAGCGCCACCGGTGATGGCGTCAAAGGGGCCGATGCCAAAATCATCAGCTCTGACGACCTCTACCGCGACGCCCGCTTTGCCATTCGCGACATCCTCGGCACCACCCACAACACGGTGGAGCTCATCTGATGGAGCTGCGCAGCCAGCAGGGTGACACCCTCGATCTCATCCTGTTCCGGCACTACGGCTACACCGCAGGCATCACCGAGCAGGTGCTCGCACTCAACCCCGGTTTGGCCGCGCTCGGCCCCATCCTCCCGACCGGAACCCTCATCACAATGCCAGCGGCCCCCACCCAGGCCGAGCAGCCGCTGATCCAGCTATGGGACTGACCATGAGCCGCCTCGACGACGAACTCGAACGACTGGCCGACATCAGCGAGCAGCAACTCGCTGCCCGCATCCACGCCGCCCGCATCAGTGGCACCGGCCCGCACTACTGCATCGACTGTGAAAACCCCATCCCGCAGGCGCGCCGTGAAGCGATCCGGGGCTGCGAACGCTGCGCCGAGTGCCAGACCATCCACGAATTTCAAACCGCTCGCCACTACGGCAGCAAACGATAGGAGAGCACGATGCCAGAACCGATTTCATCCAGTGCAGCAACCAGCACCCTCACCGGTCTGGCGCTGTTATCACTCTTCCCGGGCGTTGACCCCGGCGTCCTGCTCGGTGCATTCGCCGGGGCGCTGGTGTTCATCGCCACCACCGCCGAGCTGGGCAACCTGCGCAAAGCGGGCCTGTTCGTTGCCGCCTTCGTGGCGGGTGCGCTGGCGGCGCCGCTGGTTGCCGCCATGCTGGCCAGCGTGCTGCCGCTCAGTGTCGAAGTCCCCAGGGCCGTCGGCGCAATGCTGGCCTCGGCGCTGGCCGTCCACCTGCTGCAGTGGATCCTGCGCAAAACGCCGGAAGACCTGCTCAAACTCCGCAAAGGGGGCTGATATGCACCAACAGGACAGTAAATCCTTCTCCAAGGTCTTGTGGATTGTGGGGCTACTGAAAGTTGTTGAGAAATCAGCGTGGCAATGGGCTGCGGTCTGCTTGTTGTTGATATTGGTTGAACTTTTGAGAGGCGCACCATTCAACCCGCTGAATTCCTTCGTAACGTCGGTCGTTTGCGCAATAGCTTGCGCATTCGTAATTGAACTGACGCGAGTTGTAATCCAGTTCATCAAATGGGCTCGGCGTAAGCGCCAAGCCTGCAAAGGGGGCTGACATGCTGACCATCCTCTACGCCATGATCTGCACTGCGATCGCCATGCGCATCGCCACCTTCAACCGCAATGGGGGCGACTATCGCCCCCTCCCTGCCGTGCTGGCCTGGCTGCTCACCTTCGCCGCCGGATCCGTGCCCCTGCGTGCCCTGATCGGAGCGCTGCCCGCTCCTGACCCAGCCGCAGTGCTGCTGGCCGCCGTGGTACTGACAGCCCTACTCGGGTCGAGAGGGTCAGTCATGCGCCTGCTACCGCGCCGGCGCCAGCAACCGACTTCCGCCAGCCATCTGAACGGGAGGTTTCAACCATGAGCCTGAAAAAAGGGGATACCGGCGCCGCCGTCGCCGATCTGCAACGTCGCCTGACCAAAGCCGGTTATCCGGTCGAGCCGGATGGCTGGTTTGGTGGCGCCACCGAGCAAGCCCTGCTCGCCTTCCAGCGGGACCATATGATCACCGCCATCGGCCAGGCTGGGCCGCGCACCCTGGCCGCCCTGCTCGGCAGCGAACGCGGCAACCAGCTGACCATCAACCACATGCAGGCTGGCGCTGACCTGCTGGGCCTGCCGCTGGCCACCATGGCCACCGTCGCCCAGGTCGAGAGCATCGGCGAGGGGTTCACCACTGACATGCGTCCGGTGGTGTTGTTTGAGCGGCACGTATTCTACAAGCAGCTCACCCAGCACTTGGGCAAGGCCACCGCCGACCAGATGGCGGCCCATTACCCCAACCTGGTCAACCCCAAGCGCGGCGGCTATGCGGGCGGGGCGGCCGAGTGGGAGCGGCTGCAACTCGCCATCAGCCTGCACCGGGAAGCCGCCATCGAGTCGGCCAGTTGGGGGATGTTCCAGATCATGGGCTTCCACAGGCAGGCGCTGGGCTTTGCCTCGGCCAGCGACTGGCAGGCCGCCATGCAGCGCAGCGAGGTGGACCACCTCACCGCCCTGTGCCGCTTCATCCAGCAAGACCCCGCCATGCACAAGGCCCTGCAGGGTCGCAAGTGGGCTGACTTTGCCCGCCGCTACAACGGCCCGGCGTTTAAGGACAACGACTACGACACCAAGCTCGCCAAGGCATACAACCACTTTGCCAAGGTCTACCCGGTGAAGGAGGTGGCAGATGTGGCGTAACCTGCTGCGCTCCCCCCTCACCTGGTTGCTGCTGGCCCTGGTCATCGCCTTGGCTGGCTGGGGCTGGTCGGCCCGCTCTGCCGCCAAGGCTGAGGGCCAAGTCTCTTCCCTGCAAAGCGACCTCAAGGCGGCCAACGACAAGGCCGTCGAGGCCGAGCTGCGGGAGAAGACCAAAGACGGGGCCATCAACACCCTCAACAGCGAGCTGGACGCCCAGGCAACCGCCGCCGCCACGCTGCAACGCCAGCTTGGCGATCTGACCATCACGGCCGCCAACCGGGCCGATACCATCAAGAGGCTCAAACGTGAAAATGCCGAACTCAAGGAGTGGGCTGATCGCCCTCTGCCTGATCCTGTTGTCAGGCTGCTCCAGCGCCCCGCCCTCACCGGCACCGCAGATTATCAGGCTCACCTGTCCAGCCCCGGCGCCCTGCCAACTGCCGGCAGCCAGCCCGGTCAATAACGGCGATCTGCTCGACCAACTGACCCAGACCGAGGCCGCCTGGGCCACCTGCGCCGCCCAGGTCGACAGCCTCATCGCCTGCCAGCAACGACACCAGAACGGGAGGGAACATGGAAAAGCCAAAACAGATCCGTGAGGTGCTGACCCGCTGCGTGCCCCACCTCAAGACAAACCCCGACAAGCTGCATATCTTCATCGCCCCGGGCAATGTCGAAAGCACCGGCGCCCGCTCGCTCTCGTTCGAGTGGCAATACCCTCTCACCATCGGCATCGAGGACTTTGCCGGCCACCCGGATCAGATCATGGTGCCGCTGCTGGCCTGGCTGCGCCAACACCAGCCTGAACTGATGACCAACGACGAGCAGCGCAAGGAGGGCATCACCTTCGAGGCAGAATACCTCGCGAGCGACCTGATGGACCTCATCATCACCGTCAAGCTGACCGAGCGGGTCAGGGTCTGGCAGAACGAACAGGGGATTGGCTGGGAGCACCTGCCAGAGCCGCCAGAAGACCCCTATGACGGCATCACCTGGGAACTCTTCATCAACGGGGAGCCTCAGCCATGGCCGCCGACGACCTGAGCCGCCTGACCCACTGGGCCGATGGCCTGCTGGCCAGCATGGAGCCCACCGCCCGCCGTCAGTTGGCGAGCGAGATGGCCCGCACCTTGCGCGCCAGCCAGGCCCAGCGGATCCGCGCCAACCGCCAGCCTGATGGCAGCCCCATGGCCCCGCGCAAGCCCCAGCCCAAACTGAATAAGAGCCGGGGCCGCCTTCGCCGCATGATGTTCTTCAAGATAAGCAACCCCGCCTGGCTCAAGGCCCGCGCCAGTGAACAACAGGCAGTGGTGGAGTTTGTCGGCACCGCCAACCGGCTCGCCACGATTCACCAATACGGCCTCAAAGACCGGATCAAGGGCCGCGAGATCAGTTATCCGGCGCGGGAGCTGCTGGGCATCACCAGCCTGGAGGTGGAAAAGCTGGAGGAGTTGCTGCTGGCCCATTTGACCAAATGAGACAGTCCGCCCCCCTTGCCTGTGTAAACAGGGACTTATACGATGCCAAAGCAAATGGATAAGGTGGGTAAAACATGGACAGGCAAGCAGCATTACGTGAGCGCATCAAGCAGCGGATAAACACCAAAAAAGCGCCAGTAGAAAAGCCAGTAGTAAGCAACTTCACCGAGTCAAATTGGCAGTTCGTGCATACATTGTTGGCCGCCACCCCCTTGCTCACGGCTGCTATCTATTTGATGGGGATGGCGTATCACTACGGTTACATCACCACCTTTGGGCTAGACAGCACCGAGTTTTCGTTACCAGCAGATACCACCCTGTTATATGGCTTTATCTCGCTGATTGGTCTTGTCTCCCCCTACGGGTGGTGGTTTTTAGGTGGTTTCGCCGCACTCTTTGTTTGTCTATTCCTTATGCTGTTTTTGCCACCCATTCATCTGGACACGACTCGGCTGTGGAAACCGATCTGGCTGATCACGTTCTTCCGCTGGATAGCCAAAAAGCTCAGAAGCCGCAGAGATTCGTTCATCATTACGTGCCTGGATTTCATGGTCCGTCTATATGACAAATTCTTTATCGTCGTGATGCCTATCCTGCTGACGATATTGCCAGCACTCTATTGCGTCCCCGATGGAATCAACCAAGCCAAGAAAGAGATCGCACAACTGGAGAAGGGGGATGAAATCACAAGCAAACTCAGCAGCACTTCTACCATGCTGGGCGATACCCCTCACATCAGGATCATCTGCAATACCACTCACTGCGCCTACCGGCTCAAAGACGGCAGAACCCTCATCCTGCGCCATGACCAGGTAGAGCAGACATTCCTCCCCCCCAAAGAGCCCAAGAAGTCCTGACAGCCCGACACAGGGCCGCACCACTGTGGCCCTGTGTTTGCCCCCTGCCGAAACAGACATCCCCTGCCCTGACGGAAATCGCTACCCTGCTGCTGGTGTAGTGTGCGGTCGGGCGGGTTTGTGTCGATTGGTGGTTGATTGGTTGCGGTTGGTTGCGCGATACTGCGCGGGCAACGGCAAAATCCGTTGCCGGGATTGGTCTCCCGACAGCATCACAGCGCACAACACGCGCCCGCGTGTTTTTTTGTGCAGCCCAGTAGTACCCGCAATCTCAGTTATGACGGGCTGGGCAGGAGCTCCTTCGGGGGCGCCGGATCCCTGTGATGCCCGGTAAGACCAATCCTGTCCAGTTCGTCACCAGTAAGATTGGTCTCTTCGGTGGCGATTCACTGCATCACAGGAATCACACTATGAACAGCATCAACAGTTTTAGCCCTGCCGAGATCATCAGCCTGCAACAAGGCCAACCTGTTACAACCTCCCTGAAAGTTGCCGATCTCTTTGGCAAGCGTCATGACGACGTATTGAAGAAGATCCGCAACCTCGAATGCAGCTCAGATTTTCATCTCCGCAATTTTGCGGAGATGTCCCAAGAGGTCGAAATTGGAAACGGAGCAAAGCGTTCTTCCCGTTTCTACGAGATGACCAAAGACGGCTTTATCTTTGTAGTGATGGGCTTCACCGGCGCCAAGGCTGCGGCGACCAAAGAGGCCTATATCAACGCCTTCAACTGGATGGCCGCACAGCTTGCCACCCAGCGCCCACAACCAGCGATCAGCCTGACCGATGACGAACTCTGCACCCTGACCTGGTGCTGGCGCGCCGCCGACCGGATGATGGAAGCCGCCCGCAGCATCTATCCCCTGCTCGAGGTCGCCGAACACCGCGACGCCGGCCGCTACTACTCCATCATCCACGAGTACCCTTACACCCTGAACCAGGCCCGCAAGATCCTGGCCGACCGCACCCGCCATATCCAACCCAACACCCACGGCGATAGCGACTGGCCCAAGCTGATCCCCCACCTGCACCGACAGCCCAAAGCGATCGGCTGGTAATACACTTGTGAAGATAGCTATGAAATAAAAGGCCCAAAGCCAAATCTTGGCTTTGGGCCTTCTGTTGCTTAATAGATACTTCTGTTAAGTAGGGTCTGTCAGTAGTAATTCAAATGTCCCACCTTTTTTAGGCATCACTTGATCTACCATTTTTACAAACCTGTTCCATCCATATCCATTAGCAATAGCTAGCCTCTGCATCATTATTATTGAATGCAAGTGCTGGGCAAGCATTGGATTTCCGACATCATCCGTTAGCCACTGATGTAACTTGACTTTCCGATTTCCTTTCTCATTTTTAGGTGTTTTTCTTTCAAGCTCTTCTAGAATACTGTCACCTAAACGCTCATATACTAGGTCTCGAGTATAATGAGCAACTACACTGAATCTATTTTTGCTCATCCCCGTCCATGGCCATCCCCGGAGCTTATAGATATTTTCATAAAACTCATCCGGAAATTTCTTTGCCCATGCAGCCAGTTCTTTGCTTATAACCTTATCTAGATACGCTTGAAGGGCATCACGGGGGCGGACCTCTTGATAACCAGTAGCTTCATCGACTAGGGCTATAATCCCGACCTTGGCAAGAGACCTTACAAGGATCTCTGCCTTCATGGCGGTATCTAATTGGTTACTTTTAGTGATAACGCCAGCTTCACGAGCTTGTAAATACACATCACAAACTAAAGGGAGAATAGAAGCATCATACCCCTCCACAGTGTCACCCGAATGAGTCTGATATTTAACTCTATTGATCGCATCCCTTAGCTCTTGATTTATAAAGGGTTTAAGGTTGCCAGCATCCATAAAAGCCGGCATTGCGATCTCACCTTCCGGTACTGCTCTTACACCCCGAGCGGGTCTCCCCAGAGCCTTGAAAACTGAGCCCTGAGAGATGATTCTCTTGCCGTCTTCCAAAACAGCAACCTCGAGTTCAGCCTCACCAATTCTCAGCACACCTTCATTCTTAGCTAGTGGAAGCTTCATTTTTTCTTTCTCCCATCTGGCAGCAGCAGCCTTGGATGCGACACCTTTTCGTTCTTCCGGAGATAATTTACTAGCTCTAGCTTTTCCACCTAAGGACTGGGGAGTGGGTGTATCTTTCATAAGCAACGCTCGCTGGATTAAGTGTTTACATAGTAAGCAGCAACACCACTGCACAGCAAGCATAAATTTAAAATCATGCTTGCTTGATAGGCTCTTTAGGATGTTGAGTAGACAAATGGCAGACTGGTTAAGATTGAGGTCACACCTGTTGTAACGCTTACCCACCAGTGTATCCGCCTTGGATACACTGGCCGCCCCTCGCCTTACTCGCCATTGCCCAAAACAATGGCCCCATGCAACCGACCCCGACTGAACTCCAACGCCTGATCGACAACCTGATCCGCATCGGCACCGTCACCGCCGTGCGCTCAGGGGAATGTCGCGTCAAGACCGGCGACCTCATCACCAACTGGCGGCCCTACGCAGCAGCGCGGGCCGGGAAGAACCGCACCCGCCATCGACTCTCCATTGGCGAACAGGTCATGTTGTTGTCAGTCAGTGGCGATCTGCGCAATGCCTATATTGTCTGCCCCATCCACTGCGACGCCTTCCCAGAGCCCTTGGCGGACGATGACAACCCGGACCTCGACCGCACAGAGTACGCTGATGGCGCCGTCATCGAGTACAACCCGGCCACCGGGGCGCTCAATGCCAGCGGCATCAAGCGCGCCACCCTCTCGGCCTCCGTCACCGTTAAGCTAATCACCCCCCTGGTGGAATGCACCCAGGCACTCAAGGTCGGTTCGACCATCGAGGCGGGCGGCAAGATCACCGCCTCCAGCGCCAAGATTGGCGGCATCGAGGTGACCACCCACAAGCACGGCAACGTCAGCACCGGCAGCGGCACTTCCGGGGGCCCGCAATGAACTGGCTCGGCATGAATGCAGCCTCTGGCCGCGCCATCAGCGCCACCGACCACATCGTGCAGTCGGTGCGCGACATCCTGATCACCCCGGTGGGATCCAGGGTCATGCGCCGCGACTACGGCAGCGAGCTGTTTTACCTCATCGACCAGCCACAGCATCAGGCCACCCGCCTGCGCCTGATGGCCGCCACCGTGCAGGCCCTTATCAACTGGGAACCCCGCATCACCATCACCCGGGTCGATGTGCAGGGAGGCGGCATGGATGGCGCCCTCACCGTCGAGCTCACCTGGCAGCGCAAGGACGGCGGCGCGCCGGAGTCTGCCTCTATCGCCATCCCCACAGGAGCCGCCACTTGAGCAACGTGGATTTGACCCAGCTCCCGCCACCCTCGGTGGTGGAGCCCCTCGACTTTGAGACCATCCTGGCCGAGCGCAAGGCCACCCTGGCGAGCTACTACCCGGCAGACCAGCAAGCCGCCATCGCGGCCACGCTGGAACTCGAGTCTGAGCCGCTCAACAAGCTGCTGCAAGAGAACGCCTATCGGGAGGTGCTGCTGCGGGCCCGCATCAACGATGCCACCAAGCAGACCATGCTCGCCTTTGCCAGCGGCACCACCCTCGACCACCTGGTCGCCGAGTACAACATCGCCCGCCTGCTGGTCACCCCGGGGGATCCGGCGGCCAATCCGCCTGTCGAGCCTGTCTATGAGTCGGATGACCGCCTGCGCCTGCGCGGCCAGATGGCTTTTGAGGGGCTGACCACTGCCGGGCCGGTAAATGCCTACAAGTTTCACGCCCTGTCAGCCAGCGCCGAGGTGGCGGATGTGGCCGTCGACAGCCCCTCGCCGGGTACCGTGCGGGTGACCCTGCTCTCCCCTGCCGGCCAACCCAGTGCCGACACCCTCAATCGGGTCAGCCAGGCGCTTTCGGCCGATGATGTGCGCCCCCTGTGCGATCTGGTGGCTGTCGAGCCAGCCCAGATCAAGACCTATGCCGTCGATGCCACCCTCAACGCCGTCGGCCTTGGCAAAGAGCAAGCCATTGCGGCGGCCACCGCCGCCATGAACCAGACCGCCGCCGCTTATTACCGGGTCGGGGCCACCGTCCCGCTCTCGGCCATCTATGCCGCCCTGCACCAGCCGGGTATCGACAGCGTCACCCTGCGCGCACCGCTGGCAGATGTCACCTGCACGGCGCAGCAGGCCGCCAAACTCACCACCCTCCACCTCGATTAAGGACCAGACCATGGCAAACGCCCTCTATGACAAAGGCCGCGAGAAGTTTCTCACCGGCGCCATCAACGCCAGTGCCGACACACTCAAGTGCGCGCTGATCAAGGACACCTACGCCCCCACCCTGGGCAGCGACGAGTTTTTCAGCACGCTCTCGTCCCACGTGGTCGGCACCCCGCAGACCCTGACCAGCAAGACGGTCACCGGCGGGGTGCTGGACGCCGCCGATGTCACCTTCAGCGCCGTGCCCACGGCGGCGGTGAAGTATTGCGCCATCTACAAAGACACCGGCAGCGCCGCGACCAGCCCGCTGATCGCCCTGTTCGACACGGCGGCGGGTCTGCCGGTCAGCACCAACGGCGGCGACATCATCATCGCCTGGGACAACGGCGCCAATAAGATCTTCAAACTCTGATGGCAACCCTCTATCCCGTCTGGCGCGGGTCACTGACCTATCACGACGGCACCCTGTCATTCGACGGGGCGGCGATCTACCGGGGCACCCTGCCGGGTGACGATGACCCCGCGCCGGTCGCCATTGCCGGGGTCAGGGTCGGCCTGTCACCGGGCGGGATAGCAGCAGGGCCAATCGGCGGCATGGCGGCATTACAGCGCGCCAGACCCGCCGGGATCAGTCTGTTCGCAGCAGGCACGGCCAAGCTGACCCACCGCACCGCGCCCAGCGCCATCGCGGCGGGTACCAATGGCATACCGGACGCGTCCGCCCGGGCCAGCGTGGCGACCCTGGGCGATCTGCTTGCCATGGGGGCGGCCGAGATGTCCGCCCAGATCACCTTGGCGGGACTCAGTGCGGGCACACTGGGGGTGGCCACGGCCATGGCCCGACTCGGGGCCGGCGGCATGCAACCTGATGCCATCGAGGCGCCGACCATGGTGCAGTGCCTCACCCCCGCAGGGTTTGATCTCGGCGCACTGGGCAGCCACCGGGCACGAGTGCGCCAAGTGGTGGGCGATCTGTCTGATGGTCAGAACGGAGCCCACCTGCTCAATGCCCGACTGGCACAGGCCGCGACCCCTTACACTGGCGCAGTGGGGAGCCCCGTCGCCAAGTACGCACGGATCCTTTATCCGCTGGCCCCGGCGGTACCGCTCCCCGGTCTGCCCGCCATCACCGCCGCACTGGTCCCGGCCCCGCTGCTGCCTTCGGCACTCTCGCCGATTGCCAGCGCCGCGCGCCTGACCACACGGGGCTTTGATGGCTGCACCTTCGGCGCGGCCAAGGTGCATCGCCTGCCCCTGCCATTGCCGACCACCCGGGATCTGCTGCCGCCCTCTGCCACCCGGCTGGAGCACCTCGCTGCTGCCACTCTGGCCAGCACAGTGACGCCGGAGGTGATCACCGCAACCCGCTTTGCTGACACCTGCCCGGTCCCGCTGCTGCCCTGGCTCGCCTGGGCCAGGTCCGTGGATTGGTGGGAGCTGGCCGAGTCAGAAGACCAGCAGCGAGCCCTCATCAGCGCCTCGTTCCGCCTGCATCAGCGCAAGGGCACCCCCTGGGCCATCAAGGAGGCGCTGGCCGTGCTGGGCTTTGGCGACAGCACCATCATCGAACGCGCCACGGGCCGCCGCTATGACGGCACCCTCGCCTACAACGGCAACGAACCCCACGGGGATCCGTCCCAGTGGGCCGTCTATCGCGTCATCCTCGCCCGCCCGGTCACCACCGTGCAGGCGAACCGCATCCGGCGCTTGCTGGCAGAGATGGCCCCGGCCCGCTGCCATCTGGCGGCCCTCGATTACACCCAGGCGCCCATCACCTACAACGGCGCCGCAACCTACAACGGCAACTACAACCACGGAGCCTCCTGATATGGCGAATTTACAAGAGGTGGTGAGCTGGGACGCTGGCGTCTATCAGCTCGAAACCAGCGACCCGGTGCTCGGCGGCCCGGGGGGTACCTCCAACAAACAGGCCCAGGCGCTCGCGAACCGCACCGCCTACCTAAAAAAGCACATGGATGACCTGGAAGGCGGCACCACCGCTGCGGGCAAGGCCAACAAGCTCACCACGGCGCGCACCATCGCCGTGGCAGGGGATGTGACCGGTCAGGCCTCGTTCGATGGCAGTGGCAACATCTCCATCACCGCCACCTATAAAAACTCCGGGGTCGTGGCGGGGACCTATCGCGCTGTCACCGTCGATGCCAAGGGCAACGTCACCGCCGGCAGCAACCCCACCACCCTGTCGGGCTATGGCATCACCGATGCCGTGCCCAGCAGCCAGAAGGGGGCCGCCAACGGGGTCGCCACCCTGGACAGCGGCGGCAAGGTGCCCGTCGCCCAGATCCCGGCCACCGCCATCACCGACACCTTTGTCGTCGGCACTCAGGCCGCCATGCTGGCCCTGACCGCAGAAATCGGCGATGTCGCGGTGCGCACCGACCTGAACAAGAGCTTCATCCTGCGGGTGGCGGGCGCCTCGACCCTGGCCAACTGGCAAGAGCTGCTCACCCCCACCGACTCAGTGCAGTCGGTCGATGGCATGACCGGGGCAGTTGTTCTCCCCTCAGCTACCGAAGGGGGCAAGGGTAAGGCGCAGATCGCCACCCAGGCCGAGGTAGACGCGGGGATCGATGACAGCAAGTTTGTGACGGCCAAAAAGTTGATGGCCGCGCTGAACAAAGACATCGCGGCGAATGGCTATCCGGCTGGCGCCCCGATCCCCTGGCCGCTTGAAACACCGCCTGACGGCTATTTGATGATGACAGGTCAGTCGTTCAGTGCGGCGACTTATCCCAAGCTGGCGCTCGCATACCCGGCGCTGGTACTGCCGGATATGCGGGCGGAGTTTATTCGAGGGTGGGATGCAGGAAGAGGGGTTGACGTCGGTCGGGGAGTGAATACATGGCAGATTGACGACAACAGGGCTCATAACCACCAGATGAAAGGCTTGCCAAATAATGCTGGCGGCGTAATAGCGGGGGCTTATCAAGCCACTAGGGTGTATTCGCACAGCGGCTCAGGTGGCTCAACCGAATACATTACTGTCAATTACCCTGAGTCATCAGGTGGCATTGAAGCTCGCCCACGTAACCGGGCATTTAGCTACATCGTGAGGGCAGCATAATGAACGAACCGCTCGTAGTTTGGGGAGAGGATGGCTTTGCCTCATCATCCGGTTGGGCCACTGTGTACGCCACCCACCCGGCCACAGGTGAACTCTTGTCACAGCAGCAGGCATGGGTTTCTGTAGGCACGGGGCTCCCTGCAGGTGCCTATCTGGATGAACCGGATCAAACCGCACCAGGGAAAGCCATTGTTCGTAGCCAGACAGGCTGGGAGTCCGTCGATGATTATCGCGGTCAGACGGCATACGACAAGCGCACACGCCAATCTGTCGTTATCAAGGAGCTCGGTGAACTGCCGCTGGCTCTCACTCTCACCCCTCCGTCATCCCCATTCGATGTGTGGGATGCCGACCTGCTGCGCTGGGTGAAAGACCAGGAGCAGGAGGATGCCGTGCAGGCACAGCAAGCCCAGCAGCAACGTCAGGCCTTGATGAGCGAAGCCAGTCAGGAGATCGCCGTGCTCACCGACGCACTGGATCCCGATGTCATCAGCGAACCGTCAGCCGATGACCAGGTGAAACTCATCGCCTGGAAGGCCTACCGCGTCGCTCTTTCCAAGGTCGACCAACAAGCTGGCTATCCACATGCCATTGAGTGGCCCCCGCGCCCCGGCGATCCCGCCACCGAATAACCCTTGAGTCCTACCACCACCCCGCCCTGTGCGGGGTGTTTCGTGACTGCCGTCATCCGTCACCTTGTCACCGCTTCGCCAGTGTGTACGGCCCTCACACACTGGCCGCCGCTCGCCTGTCATCCCCTGCCCCTGCATCCTGACCCTGCTCGCATCACATGCATTACCTACGCACAGAATGCTCCGTCCGGACAACAGGAGAACCTATGGCACTGGACCAATTTCACCACGGCGTGCGCGTCGTGGAAGTCAACGAGGGCACGCGCACCATCCGCACCGTCGCCACGGCGGTGATCGGCATCATCTGCACTGGCAGCGATGCGGATGCCACTTACTTCCCCCTCAACAAACCCGTGCTGATTGCCAACCTGCCGGCGGCCATCGCCAAGGCGGGCAGCACCGGCAACCTCAAGCGCTCGCTGCAAACCATCTATGACACCGTCAACACCATCGTCATCGCCGTGCGCGTGGCTGATGGCGCCGACGCCGCCGAGCTGACCAGCAACATCATCGGCACCATACTGCCGGATGGCAGCTATACCGGCCTCAAGGCGCTGGAGCGGGCCGCCCCGGTCACGGGCGTCAAGCCCCGCATCCTCTGCGTGCCGGACAACTGCACCCTGCCCATCGCCACCGCCCTGGCGGGCGTAGCCAAGAAGCTGCGCGCCTTCGCCTATGTGCCGACCATTGCCGACACCGTCGAGGCGGCACTCGCCTACCGCGAGAACTTCTCCAGCCGCGAACTGATGCCGATCCACGGAGACTGGACCGCCTGGGACACCACCGCCAATGCCAGTATCAAACTGGATGCCTGCCTCAAGGCTGCCGCCATGCGGGCATTCATCGACAAGGAGATCGGCTGGCACAAGACCCTGTCTAACGTCGGCGTGACCGGGGTCGATGGCATGACCAAGGCCCTGTTCTGGGATCTGCAAGACCCCGATACCGAGGTCGGCCTGCTCAACGCCAACGAGATCACCGCCCTCATCCGGGCGGACGGCTTCCGCTACTGGGGCAACCGCACCTGTTCCGATGACCCGCTGTTCGCCTTCGAGAACTACACCCGCACCGCCCAGATCCTGGCCGACACCATGGCCGAGGCGCACATGTGGGCCAACGACAAGCCGCTCACCCCCACCCTGGTGAAAGACATCATCGAGGGCATCAAGGCCAAGGGCCGCGAACTGGTGGCAGGCGGTTACCTGCTCGGTTTTGACTGCTGGTACAACGAGGAGCTCAACGACAAAGACACCCTCAAGGCCGGCAAGCTGCGCATCGATTACAACTACACCCCGGTGCCGCCGCTCGAAGACCTCGGCTTCATCCAGCGCATCACCGACACCTACCTCATCGACTTCGGCGCCCGCGTCGCGGCCGCCGCATAAGGAGCCACCATGGCACTGCCACGTAAACTCAAACGACTCAACCTTTTCCTCAACGGCGATAACTGGGTCGGTGAAGCGGAAGACATCACCCCGGCCAAGTTGTCCCGCAAGTTTGAAGCCTATCGCGGTGGCGGCATGGGGGGTGCCGTCAACATCGACATGGGGCTGGATGACAGCGCCCTTGATGTCTCCTTCACTTTCGGTGGCTACGGCGAACCCCTGCTGAGTTGTATGGGTGAGCCCAAAGCCGACGGCACCAGCCTGCGCTTTGCCGGTTCAGTCCAACGTGACGACACCGGCGAAGTGGTCGCCGTCGAGATCGTCTGTCGTGGCCGCTTCAAAGAGCTCGACCGCGGCACCCTCAAGGCAGGCGACAACACCCAGGCCAAGGTCAGCATGGTCAACACCTACTACAAAGAGACCATCAACGGCCGGGTGATGCACGAGATTGACCTGATCAACATGGTCGAGATTGGCCCCGACGGCGTCGACCGCATGGCCGAGCACCGCAAAGTCATCGGCCTCTAACCCACCCAACAACCCAACGGGCGGCCCTTATCCCAACAGAAAGTGCCGCCCTCACCACATCAACAACAGGAACAAGCACCATGGAACAGAAAGAAATCACCCTCGACACCCCGATCCAGCGCGGCGAAAGCACCCTCAACAGCCTGATCATCCGCAGCCCCAAGAAGGCGGGCCACCTGCGCGGGCTCAACACTATGGACATCGTCCAGATGAACGTGGATACCCTCATCAAACTGCTGCCCCGCATCACCGACTTGACCGAAAAGGAAGTGAACGATATGGACCCGGCTGACCTGCTCAAAGCCGGGGTAGTGGTAGTCGGTTTTTTGATGGGCTCGCAGCAGGAGGCCTACCTCACTGCATAGACGATCTGATGGCAGAGATCGCCATCATCGCCCACTGGCCGCCGTCCGAGATGGCGGCCATGGACATCAGCGAGCTGATGGGCTGGCACCAACGCCTCGTTGAGATTCACAACCGCATCAACGGGGCAGAAGAACAATGAACCCTCTCAAACTGCAAATCCTCCTCGGGGCGGTCGACAAGCTCACCGCCCCCCTCAAAGCAGCCAGCGGCCAGAGCCGCATCACCGCCAAAGACCTCGCTGACACCAAGACCAAAGTCCGCGATCTGGAAAAGCAGAGCGCCAAGATTGATGGTTTCAAGCAGCTGGGAGCCCAGCTGGGCGTCACCAATGCCAACTTAAAAACAGCAAAAGACCGCTTCGAGCAGGTAAAGCAGACCATCGCAGCCACCGCCAACCCGACCAGAATGATGGTCAATGAGTACAACAAGGCAGAGAAGGCGGTGAAGGAGCTAACAGCCAAGCAGGCTGAAATGAACTCCAAATATGAGGGAATGAAACTATCGCTCCAGACGGCAACCATGGGGACAAAAGACCTTGCCAAGACACAGGAGCGCCTGAAAAACGCAACAGCAGCAGCCAATGAGAAACTGAAACAGCAAAGAGCTGATTTGGATAGGATTGCCGAGCAGCAAAAGCGCCTCAACCAGGTCAAGGCCAACTATGACAAGACGATGTCCATGCGCGGCACCATGGCAGGTTATGGCGCCGCAGGCATGGCAACTGGTGCCGCGGCCATCTACAAGGGCACCAACATCGCCAGCAAGGCCATGGGCTTTGATGTCGACATGTCCAAGGTGCAGGCGATCACCCGGCTGGACAAAGGCAGCAGCGAGCTGGCCGCTCTGCGGGCCCAGGCTCGGGAACTCGGCGCCAATACCGCCTTCACGGCGGGCGAAGCGGCACAGGGCCAGGGATTTCTGGCCATGGCAGGTTTCACCCCCAAGGCAATCCGTGACGCCATGCCCGGGGTGCTCGATATCGCCAAGGCGGGCGGCGTCGAAATTGCCGCAGCAGCGGATATCGGCTCCAACATCCTGACCGGCTTCAAGCTACCGGCCAACCAGATGAACCGCTTGGGGGATGTGATGGTCGGCACCTTCACCCGCGCCAACGTCGACCTGCAGATGCTGGGTGAAACCATGAAGTACGTGGGCCCGGTGGCGGCAGGCCTCGGCGTTGACCTTGAAACCGCCTCCGCCATGGCGGGCAAGCTGGGGGATGCAGGCATCCAGGGCAGTATGGGCGGTACCGCCATGCGGGCCATTCTCGGCCGCCTGGCGGCGCCGCCCAAGGCCGCACACGATGCGCTGGCCGCCCTTAACGTGAAGACCGCCGATGCGGCGGGTAACCTGCGCGCCCTGCCCGATATTCTGGATGAGCTCTACAAGAAGACCAGCAAGATGGGGGATGCCACCCGCTCGGGCTATTTCAAAGCCATCGCCGGTGAAGAGGCCTTCGCCGCCCTGGCTGTGCTGACCGAACAGGCGGGCTCCGGCAAGCTGCAAGAGCTCATCACCACCCTGAAGCAAACTCAGGGGGAAGCCGGCAAGGTCGCCAAGGTCATGGCAGATAACGCCATCGGTGATCTGGATAACCTCACCTCCGCATGGGATGACGTAGGCATCCAGATGATGGAGACCGAAAACGGCCCGATGCGCGGGATCATTCAGCGCGTCACCGAGATTATCCAGGTCACCGGTGACTGGATGCGGGCCAACCCTGAGTTAACCTCCACCCTGACCCGTATCGCGGCCGTGACAGCCGTGGCCGCTGCCGCTGGCGGGTCGCTGCTGCTGATTGTGGCGGGCCTGCTGGGGCCGCTGGCGGCCATCAAGATGGGGATGTCGATGCTGCTGGTCTATGGGAGCCCCCTGCTGACCTTCATCAAGGCGCTGGCGATTGGCATGGTCAGGCTCGGCATTGCCATGCTCACCAACCCCATAGGCTGGTTCATCATGGGCATTGTGGCCATCGCGGCCGGGGCCTACCTGCTCTACAAAAATTGGGATGGGGTCGCCGCATGGTTCAGCGGATTGTGGGCGCAGTGCCAGGCCCCTGCGCTCGCCTTCTGGGAGCTCCTGAAAGAACTCTTCTCATGGACCCCCATCGGCATGCTCATCATGCACTGGGACGAGATCTGGGCCTTCTTCGATACCCTACCTGCCGGGGCAGCTAATAAGGGCAAGGCCATCATCGACGGTCTGATTGGTGGCATCACCGCGAAATGGGAGAGCCTGAAAGCCAAGATAAAGGCCCTCACCGACCTGCTACCGGACTGGATGAAAGGGGGTGGCTCGGTCACGGCCAACGTCAACCCGTCTGGCTATCTCACTGGCAACTACAACACCCCGGCCATAACGGGGGGATCCGGTTACGGTCCGCGCATCGTGACGCCGCCGAGACCGGTCGCCAGAGGCAACACCACCACCGAGATCAACGCCCCTATCCATATCGTCCAGCAACCGGGACAATCCGGCATGGATGTGGCGCAAGAGGTTCGCCGCGAACTGGACAGACGCGAACGGCAGAGCGCTGCCAATGGCCGCGCCTCCCTGAGCGACCGCAACTAAGGAGCAATCGCCATGATGATGACCCTGGGCTGGTTCGTGTTTATGCGCTCGACCGTGGCCCCCCTCTCACAACAAGACGAACGGGCATGGCGCCATCCGGGCAATAACCGGGTCGGCGCCCGCCCGGCTTACCAATACCTCGGCCCGGATGATGAAACCACCACCCTGAGCGGGGTGCTGCTGCCCGAGGTGACCGGCGGCCCAATCTCCCTCGACTTGCTCAACAGCATGGCCGACAGCGGTCAGGCCTTCCCCTGGATCCAGGGCGATGGCGTCATGCGTGGGTCATTCGTGATCGAGGGCATCAGCACCACCCGCAGCGAGTTTTTCAGCGATGGCACCGCCCGTAAAATCGAGTTCACCATCAAGCTCAAGCGGATCGATGACAACGACAGCTCCCTTGGCAACATCCTGCTGGGCCGCACCGCGGGCAACCTCTTCGGCCGCCTGGGCCTGGGCAAGCTGATCGGCAGTATCGGCAACAAGCTCGGGGGGCTTCTCTGATGGGGGCATTCGACCAGTTCGGCAGTCGCCTGGCCGAGAACTTAGGGATAACCAATCCGCTCGACACCTTGCGCCAAGGCCACCCAGTACCGGCTTACCAGGTGCTGGCTGACGGCAAAGACATCTCGGCCGCCATCAGGCCGCGTCTGATGTCGATGACCATCACCGACAACCGGGGCTTCACCGCCGACACCATCGAGATCACCCTCGATGACAGCGACCGCAAGCTCGATATGCCACGCCGGGGCGCCACCCTGCGCGCCCTCATCGGTTGGCAAGGCAGCGCCCTGGTCGACAAGGGCACCTACAAGATCGACGAAATGGAGCACGGCGGGGCACCGGATGTGCTCACCATCCGGGGCAAGTCAGCCGACCTGCGCGGCGGCATGAACAAACTGCGCGAGCGCAGTTGGCACCAGACCACCGTTAACGGCATCGTCGAGCAGGTAGCGGCCCCCTACCAGCTCACCCCTTGCGTGAGTGACTCGCTCAAGGGCCAAGTGATAGACCACATCGACCAGGCCAACGAGAGCGATCTCGCATTCCTCACTCGCCTGGCTGGTCAGTGTGATGGCATCGCCACCGTCAAGAATGGCCGCCTGCTGTTTATCAAGGCAGGCCAGGGCACCACAGCCAGCGGTCAGCCTCTGCCAGCCATCACCATCGCCCGTCGGGATGGCGATCAACACCGCTTCTCAGTGGCTGACCGCGATGCCTACACCGGCGTGACAGCCTATTGGCAAGACAACAAGGAGGCGGAGAAGAAGAGAGTCGAGGTGAAGCGCAAGAAGAAGACCAAGCCGAAGCAGGAACGGCCACTGCCCCCGGGTGTCATGGTCAACAAGCAAGAGAACGAGCTGCTGGTCGGTAGCAGCGAGAACGTCAAAGAGTTGCGCCATGTCTATGCCAGCCAGGCCAATGCCATGCGGGCCGCCCGGGCTGAATGGGAAAAGCTGCAACGCGGCGTGGCCGACTTCCAGATCACCCTGGCGATGGGGCGCCCCGAACTCTATCCAGAGCAACCCACCTCGGTCAGAGGGTTCAAGCCCCAGATTGACGAGGCCGACTGGCTGCTCACCCAGGTGGTGCACGACCTCACCAACCAGGGTTATACCAACCGCGTACAACTCGAAGTAAAGTTGGAAGATCTGCCAGAATGAAAAATGGCGGCAGAGCTAACACTCTGTCGCCTTATTGGTGATAATTGGTGTCACACTTCACACTGGCTGGTTATAAGATCGTAACAGTCTGAGGTATGACACCCTTTCCTCCTGCAACCCAGGCCAGTTCTAGGTTTCACGATTAAGCATCATCAGATATTTTGGCCATTATGACCCCCATTCCTGTCACGAATTTCTAGTGTTTAGGCCCTTTCAAAACAACCATACCCTGCCCTGATTGAAATCTGTACCTTCTCAACCATCTGATGTGTACGAATCACCATTGGGTGAACCGTGGGTGTGTGTTGGGGTTGATTGGTGGGGGTTGGTTGCGCGATACTGCACAGGCAACGGCAAAATCCGTTGCCGGGATTGGAACCCCGTTAGCATTGAAGGGCACAACACGCACCCTGCGTGTTTTTTCGTGCAGCCCAGTTGTACCCGCAATCTCAGTTATGACGGGCTGGGCAGGGCAGCCTATGGCTGGCCGGTTTCCTTTGATGCCCGGTAGTTCCAACCCTGTTCAGCTCGTCACCAGTCAGAGATTGGAACCTCTTTGGTGACGATTCACATGCATCGCATCAGAGGATCACATCATGAATAGCATCACCGCCTTCACCCCTAGCCCTGCCGATCTTATCAGCCTGCATCAAGGCCAACCCGTTACCACTTCCCTGAAAGTGTCCGAACTCTTTGGCAAGCGTCACGATAACGTATTGCGCAAGCTGGAATCGTTGGAATGCAGTGCAGAGTTTCATCGCCTCAATTTTGAGGAGATGACTCAAGAGGTCGACATTGGCAACGGTGCCAAGCGCGAGACCAAGATTTGGCGGATGACCAAAGACGGCTTTATCTTTCTGGTGATGGGCTTCACCGGCAAACTAGCTGCCCGGTTTAAAGAGACCTACATCAACGCCTTCAACTGGATGGCCGAGCAGTTGAGCCAGCAATCCCAACAGGGTATCCGCATCCCAGCCCCCAATGGAAACGACGGCACCTACTGCGGCCGCCTGCTGATCAACGTCGAGTTCGACCGCATCACCGGCTGCCACCCCCTACAGAACGACGCCTTTATCGCCACCCCGACCACCGTGACCGGCCAGCTGCGCGAGAACTGGAGCTTCACCAACGAACAACTGCGCGCCGTCGCCGAAACTTGCCTGCTTCGCCTGACCGAACGAGCGAGTCAATCTTGTACCCCTATCACTCAGCGGCAGTGACTAAACTCAGATTTCTAGAAATCGGAATAGAATAATAGAATTAAAGGCCTATGATGGCCTTTATATTTTTAATATAATGAAAGCTTCATCCTTCTTCATATAACATTGGTGAACATATGATTTTATTTTCCAGTGACAATAATATGGCTGTTGTTCGGGAGGCTTACGAGTCACTACCGACTATAATAGCGAAAATTAATAACGAGGACTTTCATCATGAAGTGTTAATTAATTTCCAAACTATGCTTGAAGCTATTGTAGTTAACCCAAAGTTCTGGGATGAGCATGCAAGCTATACTATTGGAATTTTAGGAGAACGATTCATAAACCTTCTGAAATCACTTAGATCTTCAGGTGGAGAAAAAACATCACAACTTGAATTAATGTATTCGATGTGTTTTAGATTTTTTTATGAAGGTTTTTTATCTACAACTACTGAGTTTGAACATGACCTCCTAGAGGTTATTTCATTCACTAAAAACAACATTGACAGATTTAGCGATAATGCAAAATCAAGTATAACTTTCTCCGTAAGAGATTTGCCATCATACTTATTTAAATCGCTACTTAATAATAAGACGATAAAATCATTAAGCCGTATCGACGAAACAATTTCACAAGCAGAGAAATTGACAAGTAGTTGGAATAGCACCCTCCAAGAAAAAATTGACAGTGCAAACCAACTAAAGACATCCATCGAGACATATAAAGACGCCTTCAATTTTGTAGGTCTACATGATGGTTTTAATTCACTTTACAAACAAAAGAAAAAAGAGAAAAACAATCTAATCGGTATGATGGTTATATCGATTATATTTATCATGTCACCCTTGATTTACAAAATGCTCCCCACAGCAACACAAGAACAGATACTGTCCACTCTCAGCCCTACAATCGCTTCGAATATCATTGAAAATAAAACCTTAAATAATAAATCTGGTCCAGCTGATGTCTCTAGCACAATAATATCGCTACTCCCTGCAGCTTCTTACATTGCAATATTACTTTATCTATTTAGAGTCCTGCTTTTTAATTACAAATCTGTCTGCGCTCAACTATTGCAAATAGAACTAAGGATGACTCTCTGTAGATTTATCATGCATTACTCTGATTATGCTGCGAAAATAAAATCAAAGAGCGAAATTACACTAGAAAGATTCGAGAGTGTAATTTTCGCAGGCCTTGTATCCAACGAAGGCGATTTACCTGCCACTTTTGATGGAGTAGACCAACTAGCAACCCTATTTAAATCAGTAAAAACTAGCTAG